CCGCATTTCGTGACGTGAACGAATCCTACACAAGGTCATTCGGCACGGACACGGAGCGGTATTTCGGTACGGCTATCCTTGGTGGCGAGGTATTTGTCGATAACTACCTTGTCAGAGTCCGTGGGAACGTAGTCTCTGCGAAAGCCAGGCAGTACGCCAAGTTCGCAAAGGCTATGTCCAGGACTTATGACAAGTATTTCTTCGACGGTACTGGTACCGCCAAGGATTTCAAGGGAATCAACTCCCTTATCACAGAGGGTTTGGGCCAGACGATTGCTGAGGCAACGAATGGTGGCCCCCTCACATTGGCGAAGATGGACGAGGCGCACGATCTTGTGCGTAGTCAGTCCAGTGCTGATGTCATCCTGATGAACCGCTTTATCCGACGCAAGTTGACGACCCTTGGTCGCAACACGTCCGGTTATTTCTCCCTGCTTGATGTAGGGAATGACCGGTTTGGTCGTCAGATCATGCAGTGGAACGGTATTCCCGTTCGGATCATCGGTGATGATGCAACAGGTGCTGCTATTCTTGCGTTCGATGAAACGCAGGGATCAAGCAGTGTCACTTCAAGCATCTATTACATCGCCTTCGGCGAGGACGAGAACGTGACGGGCCTGTTGGGCCTGGGCGGATCGTTCGACGTAATAGACTTTGGTGAGACTGAGTCAGCCCCTGGGCACTTGGGTCGGGTAGAGGTCTACCCGGGCTTGGCCATTTACAACCCTCTATCCATTGTGAGGCACACCGGCCTCACGGAAGCATAGGAGGCTGAAACATGGCACAATCGTCAACCACAGTCGGTCCAGGCACACTTGTTCAGGACGCAACCGGAGGCGTTCTCCTCGCAGATACTGCTATTGCGGCGGATGGCAACACCGGTTGGGTTCAGGTCGACAAGCCAGGGCCCGTCGTCATGGAGATCGCATTGGGTGCTATCGGGGCAAATGCCTCGTTCACCGCTGGTGCGATCCGATTTGAGGGCGCAGATGACGGTAGCGGTACCAACACTGTTGAGTACGGTTCCTGTCCTGCAATCGCTCACGATGACGACAGTTCAACTCTTTATATCCGAATGGATGTCTACAAGCAGTACATGAAGGCGACGTATGACATCACCACTTCGGGTGCCCACACGGCGAACGTGGCACTCACCTTGCGTGAGCCGCACGATCACCAGACCAATACCACATCGGCTGCGCCTGCCTAACCCGGCGTAGCAAACCCGTTTACGGGGCGGTCACCTGTCTGGTGGCCGTCCCGTGACCGGTGTATAGTGAGGACACTATGAGCGCACCTGATGTCATCGACACCAAAGATTGGGGTGTTGTAGCCACCGTTGAGAAGTGGAATGTTGCTTCTGACCGGGCCAAAGGGCTCCCCCCAGACAACACGATCTCTACTGAGGACAATCTTCTCCTGAATGGGGGGATTGCGGATCTACTGGATCTCCTCTGTGCTATCGGTTCTGTCACGAACTTCGGCACGGGCAGTTATATCGGGGTGGGTACCAGCACTACGGCTGCCTCTGCGACCCAGACGGGGCTCCAGGCCGGTACTTCCGTCAGGGATTACCAGGCAATGGAGGCCACATTCCCAAGCCGTGCCGCTCAGACAATGACCTGGAAATCGGTGTGGGGCTCTGCGGAGGGCAACTTCGCTTGGGAGGAATGGAGTATCCGTAGTGCTTCTAGCGGCACTGGCGGCGAGGACACCGGCACGGCTCTGAACCGTAAGGTGGCCTCCCTGGGCACTAAGGCGTCAGGGTCTGAATGGACTCTGACCGTAACGATCACGGTGTCCTGATATGGCGACCGCTTACCCCACGACCCTTGATACCGCCACTCAGCAGCCGTCGCCTTCGGCGACCACTGAGATGGATGATTCCGGCTTTGAGCATGACGTTGTTCATACGAATCATTCTGGGGCGCTTATTGCGCTGGAAACGAAACTGGGCGTCGGTGCTACGACGGCTGCTACTGCTTCAACGAACCATGTTCTTGTAAAGCAGGGCGACGGCGACACTGAGTGGGCTGCCGTTCCGGCGTCTGTGCCTACGACTATCACGGTTGCTGACACGACGGACACGACCTGTTCGGTCGCTCTGTTTGAGTCGGCGACTGGTGACCTGGCTCCGAAGTCGGATGCCGGGGCTACTTACAACGCTGGTACTGGGACGTTGACGGCGACTGCTTTCGCTGGTCCTTTGACCGGCAACGTGACTGGTAACGCTTCTGGTTCTTCGGGGTCCTGTACCGGGAACTCTGCTACGGCGACTACTGCCGCAGCCCTCACGACGGCCCGTGCTATCGCTGGGGTAAACTTCGACGGGTCGGCTGCTATCGACCTGGGAGACAACGCAAACCTTGTCCTGTCTGGACAGGTCTTTAGTTAGGAGTAGGAATAGTCAATGGCAACATACTCAAAGATATTCTTCACCGGCTGCGCCACCGACGAGGGCGGTACTGGTATCGCACTTGCCGTTGACAGTGGCGCATTCACCACCATTCACACCACGACGACGACAGCGGCGACGTTGGATGAGGTGTGGTTGTATGCGGTGAACTCGCACTCAGCGGATCTGAAAGTCACGCTCCAGTTCGGCGGCGATCAAGAACCCGAAGATTTCATCGAATACACGGTGGGGGCGGAGGCTGGCTTGGTACTTCTAGTTCCGGGTTTGATCCTGCAAGGTAAGACCAGTACGGGTCTGATCGTAAAGGGTGCGTGTGCAACCGGTGACGAGGTCGCCGTGTACGGGTACGTCAACCGTATTACCGCCTAGCCATGATCCGTCAGGACCGGACGAATCCGTCCACGGCGGTATCCAACTGGAAGGGCCGCCTGAACTCCCTGAGGGGGCACCCGTCTACGGCTGTGTCTACCTGGCTGAACGGCGGCCTGTTCGGGGCTGAGTTGGCGTATGAGACAACTGGTTCACCGACTGAACGTGAGTACGCTGGTTACAAGTCTCTGCATTGGACGGGTTCAGGCACGTTCACCATTACGGGAGGGGCGGGCGATCAGACGTTTGACGTTTGGGTCGTGTCAGCAGGCGGTGGTGGTGGTGGTACTCAATACACTTGGTCTACAGCATCGGGTGGTGGCGGTGCTGGTGGCGCTGAGGCGTTCACCTCTCAAACTCTTGGGGATGCTGAACACACAATCACCATCGGTGCTGGTGGTATCGGGTCAGCCGCAGCCTCAACGTCCGCTGGGAGCAACGGGTCGGACTGTTCGTTCGCCATCAACGGCGGGGCCACACTTACCTGCGACGGCGGTGGTGGTGGTGGCAACGCCTCTAATGGTACTGCGGGCGGGTCAGGCGGTGGCGGTAGTAACTACGTCGGGGTGCTGTGGGTAGGTGGCGCTGCGACCTCAGGACAAGGCAGTAATGGTGGCAATGGAGGTTCCTCGGGGTACTCCTTCCAAGCCACGGGAGGCGGCGGTGGTGGCAAGGGCGGTACTGGTGTTGCTGGCTCCACCTCCGCTGGTGGCAATGGGGGTTCATCGGGAACAAACGATTATGCAGACGGGACAACAAGCGGTACGGGTGTCGGGATCTGGGCTGGCGGCGGCGGCGGCGGTATTGGCTACGCTGGCATGGCTGGCGGTACTGGCGGTACGGGCGGTGGAAACGGTGGTACTGGTGTTGGGGGGGGTGCTGGGTCCGCCAACACGGGCGGCGGCGGCGGTGGGGCAGGGTATCGGAGTTCCCCAGCACCAAATCGATGGGCTGGTGGCAATGGCGGTAGCGGGGCTGTCGTAATCAGGTGGGCAGTCTGATGGCGCACTTCGCTGAAATAGACGCCAACAACATCGTCCTACGGGTGCTGGTCGTCCACAATGACGACGAGCATCGTGGGCACGAGTTCCTAGCCGACGACCTCGGCCTTGGCGGGACTTGGATACAAACCTCGTACAACACCCACGGCAACACGCATCTGCTGGGTGGCACTCCGTTGCACATGAACTACGCAGGCATCGGCTTCTCATGGGACGGCACAGGCTTCGCCGAACCTCAGCCCTACGGGTCGTGGTCGCTGGACGAAAACTATGTCTGGCAGCCGCCGACTCCCATGCCCGATGACGGTAATATCTACGGCTGGGACGAGGACACGACCTCCTGGGTCGAAGTCGAGTAGGCCCCGGTGGCTTACCGGTCGGCGTCGGCGTATCGGTCGACAGAACAGTTCGCCCCTGGGGCGGAGGGCATTGAATACCAGAATGCCTTTGAGTACCGGGCTGGTGATGTCCCTCATACGGGGGCGCTTGGTTACCGGTACCTGCGGCGTCGGTACGGGATCTTCCCGCAGGCCTACCGCAACAGTTGGGACTACCGGTCTGATGGGCTCCGTTACCGCCTGGGGGTCGATGATCCTCTCTTAGAGTCCGCTACCGGCGTTGACGCCGAATCGCTCTCAGCGGTCCTCACACCTACCGACACGGCCTCCGGCGCTGAGGGGGCCGTCGCAGGCATTTCCGTCACTCTGGAGGGCGGAGGGGCCGTCCTAGAGTCCGTTACGGGGATTCTGGAAGCCTCCACCCTGTCT